GCCAAAGGTCGTCGCTGGGCAGATAATTTCGAGGGCGCTGTGATAGCGCTGGCAATTGTGGGTGTTTTCGGGATTGTAGGGTCAATAGAGACAGGGCGGTGGTTCTAGTGTTAATTCCATCATGGACGAAGTTCAAAGAGCCTCTAAAGGTCTCTGAAGCCTCACTAGCCCGTATCCGTAGGCTCGAGCGCGAGAAGTTGCTGGCTGAAGAGGCTGACAAACGACACGCTCGGCGCAAGGCTCAAGCCTTTAAGTTGAATTCTTAACCCCAGTAGGGTATACTGGTTATACAAGGTCGAGAGAGGACTGAAAATGGACATTGCAGGATACAGAGTCAGATTCACAAATTGGAAGAACGGCAAGGATGAGTTTTTCTTTCAAAAGAAAGAAGATGCTCAAAACTTTGCAGCCAAGTACGAGGCTTACAGATACAAGGCAGTAATTGAAACAATCTACTTCCAAGAGGTTCAGGTAGTTGCATAACTAACTAGGGTTTGATATACTTACTTTGTAACCAAGAGAGGGGATACAAAATGACTACTACGAAAGTTAATCTTGAGCAGTTCATGACAGATGTTCACATTGGCACAGGTTTTACATTTAACACTTTTCACAAAATGTTCCGTTATGTAAACGAGCGTTATTTTGGTCGCACTTTGTATGCACAAATTAAGAGCGGACAAATTACAGTTGATGAGGTTGTATCAATCATGAAGGGGGCAATTTAATGACACAGACACTTGAAACAAAGAAGGCTCTAACAAAGACTCAATGCAAGGCGATTTATCGCGAGGCATACGAGGCTGGTCTTGCAGCGGGTAACGATGCAGACACACCAAAGTTTGTAGTTGGAAGTCCAACTACTCCACTTGGAAGCGATATTGACTTCACTAAGAAAACATACATTCTTGATGGATTGTGTGGATTCGCTTGGGTCACAATTTCTCCAGCGCGAGGTGCGTTTGTGAATTGGCTCAAGGCTAACGGAATCGGCAGCAAGGGCTATTATGGTGGCTACGAGATTTGGGTCCGAGAGTTCGGACAGAGCGTAGACCGCAAGAGCGCGTTTGCTGGAGCGTTTGCTGAAGTGCTTGAAAAGCACGGAATCACCGCTTACACAGGCAGTCGCCTCGACTAAATAAAAGGTTCACCCACCAGTTTCTTTTTGGGCTACTGGTGGGTGACTTGTTAGGCAATGAGGTACTATTCCTATCGGGTACCCATAGTTCGGTGGCGTTGATGCTTCGTTGCGCGTCCGTCCTCTCTCACTAGCGTGACTTATCTGCTCCGCCACCGAACGCCCAACTCCAGTTGAAAATATCCTTGACATCTATTCACCTTTATCTGCTACCTTTGTTACAGGTTCGCAAAACACCTACACCTCAAAAGCGAGGTCGGTCAGATACCGACAACACAGAAGCGCTACATCCAGTAGTGACAAAGAGTTCGCTCCGAACTATGGAGGATTATGCGATTCTATGAAAAAGTTATTTCGAAACCTATTCCAGTTGCGATTCTCGTATTGGGATTCATCCTTGTAAATCCTTTCCACATTCCGCCTGACCCAGTTGCTCAAGCGGTTGAAGTCGTGGAAGCGCCCGTATTAGTCGAGCGCACACCTGAAGCATCCAAGGTCTATGCCAAAACTCAATTGTCTAAATTCGGTTGGGACACTCCTACGCAATGGGAATGTTTGCTATCGCTGTGGACAAAGGAATCAAATTGGCGTCCTGATGCTTACAACAAAACACCCGTATACCAAAAAGGTAAAAGGCTAAACGCTGGGGGTATTCCTCAGATTTTAGGACTGGACCCTGACACTACGGTTGAACGACAAATCGAACGAGGATTGATTTATCTCGAATCTCGTTACGGCTCGCCCTGTACGGCGTGGCGCTTTTGGAGTTCAAACTTTTGGTACTAGCCTCGCCACATGAGTGAGGAAAACAAGAAACCTTCATTGATTGACGATGCGCTCGCCGAAATCGGGCGCATCGCCTTTCTTGACCCTGCAATCTGTACGGGCTGGGTTTTAGTATCAGAATGGATGGGCGAGGGCGAAAAAGAGTATTGGACCCTCACACTTGCAGATGATGATAACCCTGACTGGAGACACAAAGGATTAGTTCATCACGCACTAGCAACATGGGAGGCGGACGATGACATCGGATTCAAAGATGACCCAAAAGATTGAGCAAGAGCGACTAGCACTTCTCAAAGAATTGCTTGAAGAGCGCTTTGGAGATACGACACGCGAAGGCGCTACATCCATCGAATTAAATAAATAGTCTGTCACAATTACAACATGGGTTTAAGTTCTTTTGTTGATGAGGCTCCGTGCCGTAACTCTGACCCATGGCTTTTTGACCAACATCAAATTGATTTAGCAATGCCCGCTTTACAAATCTGCAAAGGCTGTTCTTTTTGGCAAAACTGTAACGATTTAGTTGAGCCTAAGAGTAATTCTTTTGATGGAGTTTGTGCTGGCAAGGTATGGCGGAATGGTCGAGTTTTGGCTAAGTTAGATTCTGCTTTCCCAAACCGTTTGATAGTTGGAGAGGAATTAGATGAAGAAACCATGGCAGTTCGAGGGAGCGAGTTGCTCGGGAGTGGAGACGGATTACTACTTTCCCGAGCAGAACAAAGTCAGCCAGGAGAATTTATTAGCGAAAAAGATTTGTAGCACTTGTATATGGAAAACAGAATGTCTGACCTATGCGCTACATTTCAAAGTGCTTGGTATTTGGGGCGGAACAACCCTAAAACAAAGAGATGCAATGAGAAAAAGACTAAACATAATAGGTAAACCAATGTCGAATGAGAGGCACAAAATATGAGCGCACCAATCACAATCACAGGAAATCTAGTTGCTGACCCTGAATTAAAATTCACACAAAATGCAAAAGCGTTAGCAACATTCACAGTAGTTTCATCAAAGTCTGTTAAGAACGCTGACGGAACTTGGGAAAATACCGATACAACTTTTTGGGACATCAAGGCATGGGGCAAGACCGCTGAGAATGTTGCGGATGCACTTCGTAAGGGAGTTGCCGTAGTTGTATCAGGCACAGCCGTTCAAGAATCTTGGGAAGATAAGAACACAGGGGCTAAGCGCTCAAAGATTACGGTTACAGCATGGAGCGTAGGTGCAGACCTGAGGCGCCATACCTATCATGTGCCAGTAGTTGAGCGCTCAGATGCCTCATTCAATCCAACAAGCCCAGTAGCCGAGTTTGACCCGTGGAGCAAGCCTCTTTCAGATGTAGCACCTTTCTAACCCATGTTGTATGCTAGGGGTTGAAAATACTCTGAAGGGGGTAGGAAATGGCGTGGACTGATTACTTCGTATCCAGCATTGCTGGGTCAAAGGTAGTTGTATCTGCATTAGGTAAGCCGTATGTTTCTCATGAGATTGCTCTCCGCGAGTATGTCGAAATTGAAATGACTGAGCAGACTTATGAACTTCCATTCAAAATCGTTTTCCGTTCATTCGACGCACTTGGCGGAGAGTTAGAAAACAGAATTTATGGATTCGCTGGTACAAAAGACATGGCTCGTAAACTTGCCATTGAAGTCGCTAACTTGCGTTTGAATTCTCGCGAGTTCGTTCTTGATGGAGAATAAAGGCTAAATTCGCATAGCGCTATAATCGCTAGGTGTATAACGACTTCTTACCCAACGATGGCGTTATTTCTGTTCTTAGCAGTTTTGCCATTCAATCCCATGAATTATTCTTGGAGTTGAAAAGGGCAGGATTTGATGAAGAGCAAGCGATTAAAATTGTTGTCGGATTAGCGCACAAAGAGTAGGCGAGAGGCACACATGGCAGAAAGACCTGACCTACAGGAGTTTGGCTCAACGGGATTACGCCGTTCGGGTGGAACAGTTTATGAAGAATTCCTTGTCAATCTTAGAGGCATACGCGGTGCAAAGACATACCGCGAAATGGCAGATAACGACCCCACAATCGGGTCAATGCTTTACGCAATCGAAAAGGTTATTACTCGTCTTGAATGGCGTGTAGACCCTTTTAGCGATGATTCAGCAGATGGCGATGTAAAGCCTGAAGATAAAGAAGCAGCGGTATTTATTGAATCATGTATGCACGACATGTCCGATTCATGGGATTCAACACTCTCACAAATTCTTTCAATGCTAGTTTTCGGATTCTCTTATCACGAAATTGTTTACAAAGTCCGCAAGGGCGATAGCAATGACCCAAAGCGCCGTTCAAAGCATAACGACGGAAAAATTGGTTGGCGTAAATTACCTATCCGCGCACAGGAAACTTTGTTCCGTTGGGAAATTGATGCAGATGGTGGAATTCAAGCCATGGTGCAAGTGGACCCATCAACAGGTGGAATACATACAATTCCAATCGACAAGGCTTTACTTTTCCGTACAGTAACAACAAAGAATAATCCTGAAGGTCGCTCCATTCTTCGCAATGCTTACCGCGCTTGGTTTTTCAAGCGTCGCATCGAAGAAATTGAAGCAATCGGTATTGAGCGCGACTTAGCAGGTTTGCCAGTTGCCTACCTACCGCCTGAATATCTTTCCTCATCTGCATCAGCCGAACAACAGGCAGTATTAGCATCAATCCAAAGCATTGTTACATCTATCAAGCGCAATGAGCAAGAAGGCATTGTTATGCCAGCGATGTACGACGATGCTGGACATAAGATGTTTGACTTGCAGTTGCTCTCATCAGGTGGTTCTCGTCAGTTCGATACAGACAAGATTATCAATCGCTATGACCAGCGCATGGCAATGTCAATCCTTTCAGACTTTATTCTTCTCGGTTCAGACAGAGTTGGCTCTTATGCTCTTGGTGCATCCAAGATGGATTTATGGTCAATGTCAGTTGATGCAATTGCTAAAAACATTGCAGAGGTAATGAATCAATACGCCATTCCTCGCTTGATGAAATTAAACGGAATGGATATCTCTCGCGCTCCGTACCTAACATACGGTGAAGTAAGCCATGTTGATTTGACTGAGATTTCAGACTTCGTAACTAAATTGGCTCAGGCTGGCGTTCTTATGCCTGACCCTAAGTTGGAAGATTATCTTCGTGAGTTGGCAGGTCTACCTCCAGCAGAACATGATGGAGCAAACTTCGGTATGCCTCCTATGCCTGAAGGGGCAGATACGGCTGGATTCGACGCACCTCCATCATTGGAAGAAGGATTAGAGATTCCTGAAGGAGCAGAACCGCTAGACGGCGATGTGGATTAAACATGCCTCTAATCTTTGGCGGAGACGGTAAGCGTCGTATTCCATTAACAGCAGAGGAACAGGCGTTAGCCCGCGTTCTCTACGATGCTATTCGTAAATCAACGAACGCAATCAAGGTTGAGGAATTAGCACGAATCATTCAACGCCTTGACCCTGATTCTTTGAACCGCTTGCTCAATGCAATTACTGTTGCGGGAAACAGAAAACAGATTGAAGATGCTTTGATGGCATCTATTGACATAGGCGGACAAGAGGCTGTTCAGCAGATTCAATCAATTGCTCCAAAGTTAGCATTACCTGCATTTCTTCCAAAGCCTGTAAAGATTACAAACAAGGCTCCTATGGCTAACATGGATTTCACAAAGGTACCTGTATGGGCAAGTCCTACGCCTCCTCCAGTTACATTCTCATTGTCGTTTAATAAGACAAACCCAAATTCTCTAGCCTTTGCATCTAAAAGAGCAGGGCAGTTAATTGTTAGCATTGATGAATTAACACGCATTGCAATTCGCAGAATTATTATTGATTCATTTAATGAGCAGTTGGATTATCGAGTAACAGCCCGCCGTATTAAAAACATTATTGGGCTACATCCACAATGGGCTGAGGCAGTCACAAAGTTTGAAAAGCGTGAGTTAGAGCGTTTGATTAAAAGCGGAATGAAAGAGGCAAAAGCCCGTCAAACATCTGCTGCATCTGCATCTAAATACGCTGACCGCCTACGCGGTGCAAGAGCCACAATGATTGCTCGGACAGAGATTCAGATTGCACAAAACGAAGGACGCTACGAGGGCTGGAAGCAAGCCGATGAAGCGGGCTACATAGACCCTAGCGCTTTGAAGATGTGGGTAACAGCCAAGGATGAGCGCACATGCGATGTTTGCGCCCCGCTTGATGGTGAGATGGTTCCTTGGAATGGTGTGTTCTCTATCGGGCTTGAGGCGCCTATTGTGCATCCTAATTGCCGTTGCGCGATGGTGATGGTT